TCTTCCGTCGGATATTCGGAACGCCTGCGAGAACGATCCGCACGTGCTGATCGAACTCCTGACGGACCCGGCTCACCGGGAACAAGCGACGGAACTCGGGTTCTTCCCGCCGCCCGATGAATCACGTTCTGGAGAGGTCGGGAACCCGGCCAACCCCCTGCCGCCGGAGGCCCGTGAGGGCGAGCCTCCGGTGGCTCAGGAGGGCTCTGAATAGAGCCCGGACCGTTGTACCAGTGCCTATTACTTGACCTCAACTGGTACAACTGACACCATGCGAGAGAACCTCGAGCTATAACCCGGAAAACCTGAGGAAAATCAATGGCATACCGAAAACGGATGAACCGGAAGCAGTCGAAGCGCAATTTCCGCCGCGGTGCGCGCGTGAAGAAGCGCAACCTGGGCGGGCCTCGACCGATGCGCGGCGGCTACCGGCTCTAGAGAGCGTGCCGTGTGTACACCCGCTGAAGGCGTATCGGGCACCTGGCGGCGGCATTACCTTCTCCATGCGAGAGGGTTTTGTCGACCGCCCGGTGGACCTTCCGTGTGGTCAGTGCATCACCTGCCGCCTGGCAAAGGCGCAAGCCTGGGCGACTCGTGCTGTGCATGAAGCGCAAATGCACGAGCGCAACTGCTTCATTACCCTGACCTACGATGACGAACACCTGCCCGAGGACGGATCTCTAGATGTCCGACACTGGCAACTCTTTGCGAAGCGGCTCAGAAAAAAGGTCGGCCCGTTTCGCTTTCTTCATTGCGGTGAGTATGGCGATAACACTCACCGGCCTCATTACCATGCTCTCCTGTTCGGTCTGGACTTTCACCGGGATCGAAAACCGTGGAACTATCACGGGTCCAGCAGTCAACTCTGGATCTCAGACACCCTCGAATCAACCTGGGGCCAAGGATTCACATCTATTGGGCCGCTTACTGAGCAAAGCGCTGCGTATGTGGCTCGGTACACAGTTAAGAAAGCCACTGGACCCGGCGGCGCTGAACGCTATCGCCGAATCGACCTCACGACAGGCGAGGAATTTTACGTTCGTCCCGACTACGCCACGATGTCCCGACGACCCGGCATTGGTTCCTCCTGGCTGGAGAAATATCACCGGGACGTGTACCCCTCCGACCAGGTGGTTCACAATGGCCGAAAGCTGCGGCCTCCTGAGTTCTATGACCGACGCTTGGAGGCAAGCGATCCAGGATTACTGGCCGATCTCAAAGAACAGCGACGCGCGAAAGCGCAAACCGACACCGGCAACGATCGACTCCGGGCGGTCGAGCGGAATCAACTCGATCGGACTAACGCCCGAGGTCGAAAACTCTGACCATCGACAGTGCGAACAACTGCCCACTAATTCGGAGGACGAAGATGGATTCCAGCTGATCTGGTATTAGAAACCGACAATCCCTTTCAACAACCCAACAACACGTTTCCCCATGCCACTCCAGAGGATTTTAAATGAAACGCAATGTCTACTCGGTATTCGATCACAAGGCTCTTGGCTATCTGCAGCCCTTCTTCGCCCCGAATCATCAAGTCGCGACGCGACACTTCCGCACGGCTGCTCAGGACCCTCAGCACGATTTCTGCCGCTATGCAGAGGATTACACGCTGTTCTTCCTCGGGACTTTCGATGAGGAACAAGGACTCTACGAACAACCCCAATCACCCGAACCGGTCGTCAAGGCTATCGCCCTGGCGCGGGAGGAATAAGCGATGGCACGAACTACCGCCGGACGGCGCTCCGACAACAACCCGTTTTCTCAGGTTCCGCGCGCGGACATTCCGCGCTCGGTCTTCAACCGATCGCATTCAGTGAAAACTACTTTCGATTCCGGTCTGCTGATTCCGATTTTCGTGGATGAAGCTCTACCGGGTGACACTCTGAATCTTCGGATGAATACCTTCACCCGCATGACCACCCCCAAAACTCCGGTCATGGATAATCTCTACATGGACTTCTTCTTCTTCGCGGTCCCCAACCGTCTGCTGTGGTCGAATTGGGAACGCATGAACGGCGCCCAGGATACGCCTGGCGCCTCGACCGATTTTCTGGTTCCGGTCGTGGATGCTCCCGACGGCAACGGTTGGGGGGAACAGTCTCTCGGCGATTACATGGGTATTCCGACGAAGGTCACAGGGATTCAAACTTCTGCTCTGTTCTTCCGCGCCTACAACCTGATCTGGAACACTTGGTTCCGGTCGCAGGATCTACAGGACCCGGTCAACGTGCCGCTCGGTGACGGCCCCGACGATCCCGACGACTATTCTCCGCTGCGTCGTGGTAAGCGGCATGACTACTTCACGTCGTGCCTTCCGTTTCCTCAAAAGGGCGAGGCGGTACAGATCCCCGCCCCCGAGATGGCCCTCCAGGGCTCTCTCACTGGAAACGGCTATCCCCAATTCGAACTCGGCACGACTGGCAATTTCCAGGCGCTCCAGGTCCGACAGAATGAGGACATCGTCCGCAAGCTCGGCTCGCAAGAGACTACGGACGAAGCTCTGCGCTGGTACAACCCGGCGCTCTCTCTCGCTTCGGTCACTACCGATCCCGATTCGGTCATTCAGGGGATGACCATCAACGAACTTCGGGAAGCCTTCCAGGTGCAACGCCTGTTCGAGCGGGACGCGCGAGGCGGCACCCGTTACACCGAAATTCTTCGGTCCCACTTCGGCGTTACCTCGCCGGATGCTCGTTTGCAGCGACCCGAATATCTGGGCGGAGGTTCCGTCCCGATCAATGTGAATCCGGTCGCGAATACTGCAGTCAATCCGGGAACCCTGGGCGCGTTCGTTACGAGCTCAAGCACGGGCGACGGGTTCAACAAGTCGTTTACCGAACACTGTGTCTTGATCGGCCTCGCCTGCGTGCGTGCCGATCTTCACTACCAGCAGGGTCACGACCGCCAGTTCCTGCGGCGCTCTCGGTTTGACTTCTACTGGCCCGCGTTCGCGCATCTGGGCGAACAGGCGGTACCCGCTCTGGAAATCTTCCAGGACGGCAACACCGTCAACGACGAGGCGATTTTCGGTTACCAGGAGCGTTACGCGGAGTATCGCTACAAGCCGTCGAAGGTAACCGGCATCATGCGGTCGAATGCCTCGACCAGTCTCGACGTTTGGCACCTGGCCCAGGACTTTGACGATCACCCGGTGCTTAATGAGGTCTTCATTCAGGAGGACCCGCCCGTGGACCGCGTCGTTGTGGTTCCGTCGGAACCGCAATTCCTGTTCGATGCGTTCTTTAACTATCGGTGCGCCCGACCCATGCCGACGTTCAGCGTTCCTGGCATGGCGGACCACTTCTAATGGCCGGCGGCGGCTGGGCCGCTGCGCTCCAAGGGCTCAGCGACGTAGGGAGAACCGCGGCTCAGGTCTACTCGACCCAATGGGCGCAAAAGAAAAACACCCGCAATCTGCAGCATCGCTACCGCTGGGCGATGAACGATATGAGAAAGGCTGGTTTGAACCCGATTCTCGGGTTCGGTGGCGGTACTCCTGGGGTGTCCGCTACCGCCCAGCCGATCTCGCTTCAAAGCTCCTCGATCGGTCAAGTACTGCTGCAGGCCCAACGTCAAGCCGACGAAATCAAAAAGCTGAAAGCGGAAACAGGGCAAGCAACCGCAGGTAGGGACCTGCGGAAAACGCAGGATCAACTCGCCTATCAGGACGTGCGCCTGCGCGATTGGATGATCGACACCCAAAAAGCAACGGCTCGAAAAACGGAAGCGGAAGCGGATCGAGCCGAAATTGAAGCCCGTATGCGGGCCTACGAATTGCCGTCAGCGAAAGCGGCTTACGACCTCGATGTCACTCGCCCTGGGACGTTCCTTCGGTGGTTGAATCGAGCAAGTGAATCCCTCCAGGGCACGGCTCGAATGGGCCGCGACCTGCGACGGTAGGAGCAAAAAATGTTCGGACGAGAACGAGAACGTGTTACTGCCCGCTCCGGTGGGCGAGTTCTGACGAAGCAGTCCCTCGCGGAAGCGACGGACGTCAACGCGATCATGCGGCGTTATGCGGTCACCGGCGAGATGCCGCGTAGCCACAACACGCCCGAATCGGCTCTCTACGGAGACTTCTCCGATGTGGGCGACTACCACAGCGCCCTCAACCGAGTTCGCACGGCACAGGCGTTTTTCGACGGTCTTCCGTCGGATATTCGGAACGCCTGCGAGAACGATCCGCACGTGCTGATCGAACTCCTGACGGACCCGGCTCACCGGGAACAAGCGACGGAACTCGG